CCAAACAAGTCTCCTAGTTTTTCACTTAGACAAAACGTTGTTAAGTCTTTACAACCTGGTGGAATTCGTGATAGCGGTTGTGTTTCCTGTTCTGTATTGGTATATTGATAGAGTACCACATACTTGGGAAGTATCTGATTAGGGTTATATACAACATATTCGCGGTCTCCACTGATAAATCCGCTAACAGAATCTTTGTTTTGTGGCGGTTGTACTAGGTCTCGAGCTAACAGTCCTGGTTCAAAATTATAGGTTTGTCCCAATGCTATATCACAAACAAGCATTACACGTATTGCATTTGGATTTCCTTTGTGTTGGCAATAATAGTTTGCCTTTCGGAAACTTTTAGTAAAATAGGCACCTTTTCCAAAATATCCGAAGCGTGCAAGTCCAATGTTAAATCCACCATTCACAATAGATCTAATTGCCTCAGGTGATGTACAATGATACACAAGGAGAATATTGGGGTTACCGTTACCTTTCTTTGCAAAATGCGAAGCTTCAACTTTAAAATGATCAATTAGCAATTCATTTTCAATAGAATATACTGCAAGGGAACAGAATGCTGGATCCGCATTCATAGGACCAACTATTTTATTATAGTCCTCAGAACCGGGTTGCAATCTAGTGTATTTAACATTCGGTAAATCAGCAAATATATTTTCTAGTGTAAGGTTACAGTTATATTGTACTTGTTTTAATTGATGAACTGCAGGAACTGCAGGCACTGCCGCCGGCCTGGCAGCTGTAGCCATAGGGACAGGTGCAGTAGCTGCCGCGGCGGAAGCCACCGGATTAGTAGCTATAGCCATAGGGATAGGTGCTGTAGCTAAAGCTAAAGTGGCGGAGGCCACCGTAGTTATGTCTGCATCATCATCTACACGCACACGCTTCGAGGCAGGACCAGGACCAGAACCAGAACCAGAACCAGACGTTGCCATTTGCAATGAAGAAAATAATATAAATACAAAATAACAAAAAATCAATTTTTTTTAATAAATAAGTTTTTTTTCCTATTTTATTTTTATTTTACTATATTAGCATATTAGAAAAAATGGATATTACTATTGATAAAATTTTTAATGATATAATAAATCAGCAAAATCCGCAAGCAAATTCTTATCCACTTGAATTTGAATTAGATAGTTTGAAAGAATTATTTGAATTTCTATTACAATTAGTTACAATGTTATGTAAGCATTTTTATAGCAATGAAAATGGACAAGTTAATCTGTCTTTGCTATCACCTACGGATTTTCATTCTATTGATAAATATATGCAGGTTATTGGTTTTACTTGCGGGTTTCAAGCATTACCAGCCAATGCCGATAATATAAATTGGGCATATTCAACACGATATGATCGTATTCAAATTACACAGCAAACTAAATTGGAAGACCTTCACTTAGCACTCAAATGTGAAGATATGCTTTATGTAATCAGTTTCAAAAAACTATAAATCATATCCATTTATGGATATTAGCGGATATTAGCGGATATTAGCAAAATAGTTATAAGTAATAAAAAAATTGATAACTGATTACAAAATATTAAATTATATTTTCACAAGGCCAAATTCAAACCAAAATGGCAGCTGCAGTAGAACCCGTTTCTATACCGAAGATTAATTGCGCGATTCCACGTATTCCTATCAGTGGATTATCAACACAGGTGCAACTAATTATCGACAATTTGCACGCTATGAAACAACTATCCATTCCTAATGAGTTATCTATTAACATTGTATCTATTATCGTGGGTTCTTTTGTTAGTAAGGTGGATTTTGATAATCCGTCTCCGCAATATCCATATCCCCGTAATCATGAATGCTCGACCTTTGTATCTAATTTACTTCAAAATCCGGGTTGCCAGATTAGTCCAGCTTTACTAGAAAATGTAAGGCAAAATAAAATAGATACTATAAATATCAATCAATATATGTTTTTGATTGATCCGATGTATTCTCGTGAGGAATATTCAATCCCATATGGATTGGCATCTGTGTATCCTAGCGTGGTGTTTAATCCCATTATATCAACAAATGGATTTATCATCCATGATGACTTGCTACCAGCTCCTATTAAATATAATTCACTTCTAGAACCATATATTATCCCACAAGATATCAGTGAGCGAGAAGTAAATAGTATTATCACACAATTTCAAACGGTGGGTTGTGATTCGCTACTTATTAATGTGATGGATTGTACATCTAATACATTACGACGAATGTGGATGCAAAATACATCACCAAATGTCTATCTAGCAATGCCGGATTGCCTAGCTAGAGACAATACTCCTATGTATATGCCAGTTATTACATATTCATCTACAGGCTATAGATGGATTAATTGGGCACTTGATAAAGAGTTTGCACCATTATTTCAACTGATTTCCCCGCACACCTATGATTTTCTAATACATAATTACAAACGCATTGTGCTAGAAACATATTTGACACCCATTAGTAAGATTTTAGGTCGCTTGCGGGTTACACTAGAATACAAGTTGGCGGGCGCTAAATCCATTGTATTCAGTAAGATGTCGTTCCAAGAATTCAAGCACTTATGGATTCATGAACAAGCAAAGTTTGCACCATTATTCATCTCCTTCATGGATGAATACTACAAGTGGAACTATTACAAATTTATTGAAATACTGCTAGATGCGCATTCTGATAGTGAGGAACTTAGTATGCAAAAGATTCTTCTAGGCTATCTTAAAGAACACTTACAACAACTAAGAGCATTCTTCCCATCTGACCCCATACCTGAATACAATGAAGATGATGATGATAAGCGCATACAATCATTTATTACAACTTATTTGAATGAAAATGGTATTCATTAGAAAAGAAGAATAAGAATCTAATAGCGTTCTTGAATAGTCTTGTATTCTAGCTGTGCTAGTTTGAATATTTCTTTTTCTATTTTTTCTGCATATGCTAATAAATCTTCTTTCTTATTCTTAGTCTTAGTCTTAGTGGTAGTAGTAGTATTAGTCTTAGTAGTAGTATTAGTCGTATTCTGGAATAACTTTTCTAATTCATCTGTAGTTTCCTCACCTTCTAGAAGTATCTGAGTATCATCTTGAAATAATCCCCATTCATTCAACTTATATCCTTTTTTTTTTAATTTTTCACGAATTATCTTATTAAATATAACACCACTTGCATAATATAACCATGCATATGGAAACGAGTGTATATCTACTAAGCGCATATCTAGATGTCGCCACGTGGCTGCACCCGTGTGTATGTCCTTTAATTTAACAAGACCTAGAAACTTATTAGCCCCAATAGTAATAGTCTCAGTCTCTAAATGTATATCTGTTTTCAGCTTTTGAATTAATTCTTCTAGATAAGACTTTGATTTCAACTTACTTGAATCTCGTACTACTAGTAAAATATCAATATCTTTACTTTCCTTTTTCAATCCAGATGGATAACTACCTGCTATTAATACCATCACTCCTTCTCTAGCGAGAATATCTTCAATCTTATTTCCTATTCGAGTTATTTCTTCCCGCGGAACTTTCTCTCGCAAATCATTATGATAACGTAATCCCATTTGCTGTATGCGAGTTAATTTAATTCGCGACACACCATGTTTAACTAATTCTTCCAATTCGGTCACACTTCTAATTCCGTGTTGCTTTTCTAATTCAGCTGCACTTTTTGCACTAAATCCTAGCACTTGGCTAATTGGATACTCATTTGATAAAGATTTGTTTGCTCTATTATAACCATCATCAAGACCTTTTTCTTGGATAATGGGAAGTGTTCCTGTTGCTAGAATAGTATCAATCTTTTGAACCATACCTTTACCTATGCCCTCTAGATGTGCAACGTCTTTACCCCTTCTAATAGGATGGTGCCATTTTTTGAGTTGATAAATCGCACGTTCATAGGCACTCACGTGTATAGTATTGCGTTCCCTAGCATAATAGGATTTAACTGTTTCTAGCACATTAATTATTCGAGAGTTGCTAGATTGTAATACAGTTGTAGTTATATTTAGTTTTTTAGTTTTCTTAGATTTCTTAGATTTCTTAGATTTTGTATCTGGTATCATCTTCTAGTTCTTCTAGCTCTTCTAGATCTTCTAGCTATTCTAGTTCGTCTAGTTATTCTAGTATAAAGTAATAAAAGAAACGCAAGCAACAAAAAACATAATGCAGAAAAGAAAGAAACAAAAGAAACAAAAATATAAAAAAAGAACCAAATAAACAAAATCACGTTTTCAACAAGAGTGGTTTCTTCTTATTCGCACGCCACCTGAACCCACTAGATGGACGATTACAAAGATCCCTACTTTTACGCTGAATATAATATGTATTAGCATTTTCATCACTATCACTATAAATAATCTGTCGGATTCCATAACTTTTAATAATTTCTATACAATTTTGGCAAGGAGCAGAACATTTAATAATACCATTTTTAACTCGAACTGTAATCAACAATGCTCGTCGCAGTCGCCGGCGAATATATGCATCATCAAAATATTTCTTCCTACACAATGTGATAAAATTATTAATTGCATCTTCCTCGGCATGCACTGCAAAAGTAGTTTTACCACTACAGAAATGATTATAACCTGTAACAATCATATCATCTGCAATTAGAATTGATGCGTGTTGCTGTTTTAAATCGGAATATATTGCGGCTTTCTTAGCTAGATTAACAAGTTCTTCATTCATTGTAATGTTCATAATACAAACAACTGTTTTCGTAAATCTCAAACTGAAGATTGATTTATCAGAAAAATAATATAGACATAACAAAGATTTATTTAAATCAATTTTTTTTCACATATTTTATTAAATTATATCGAAATAAATTTCAAATGTCAGAATCCACTAATGCAGAATTAGACTTGCTAGAAACAAAATCCCAATTTGAAAAATTTGTAATTTATCTACCTACCAAATTCTTTAATAAATCATCACTTTTCAAAAACATTTATCAACGTATTCGTAAGAAATTACGTTATAAAGGTATTATGACCCATGATATCGATGAATATGCCAAGAACTTAAGTCGTCTGAATAATTACTGTAATTCTATTAAGGATAATTTGCTTACTATTGCTAATGAGTTTGAACATCATCCAGATGTTAGTATAAATTACTTATTAAAAAATAAGTTTAGTAATGAATTTATCAAACAGAAATTTGATGATTTAGATTATCCATCCGCGAATGTTCTCTATATCCACCTATACGGTGGTTATTATTATAATGATAAAATTTATGCTAAAAAGAAATTTGACATTGAACGGGAATTATTATTCTTTATAGCAGGAAATCTAGGTGTTGGAAAAATTACTTATAACATAACCAATAAAGAAACAGTAATAACAAAAATAAAATCAGATGCTAATATTCGACATATAAAAAACCAGATTCAATTTAGCAAGACATATGAAGAGAAAAAAAGCAGTGAATGTACCGAAATCTATGAAAATAATGGTGCACCAATATTATTTGATGCTAATGGTGATATCAAAAAATTAGAAAAAGAAATTAAAAAATCTTTGGAACCTATTAATTCACCCATTTTTAATTATGGTTTTTATAAATCTAATCCAAAAATGGTAGCTTTTGTTTGTAAGCGTTTTCTCTTTAAGATGAATACGCTAGATTACACTAGTGAATCTGAAGATGTTAGTGAAATGAGCTTAACGGTACAATCCTGTTTTGCAGATTATGGTCTTCAAATTGCATTTGAATCTAGCACTATTAATACGGAGAAAGTGACATATAAATTAGAATTTCATAACGAGAATAATTTACTAGAAACCTATTTTCAAAAGAATAAATATAATGATTCCGCTACTGACCCATTTGTAATGATTAGAAAATTTTATGATAAAGATAAATCTGGAAATAAGGAGGATTCTAAAAATATGATAAAGAAATATATTATTGGTCTAGCAGATAATTGCGAATATAAGATTAAAGATTCTTCAACAACTCATACCTTTTCAAAAAAATTTGATGATTTTATACAGAAATCAGAAATAAAATTATCAATTAAATATAAGAATTTCTATACCACTAGAGATATTAAAAAATGGTTTGTTGATAATCTACTTATTCGGAGCAAAGAAGAAGTAGCTAGTGATTTTTTTGATAATTCTGATTATAAGGCAAATGGTGATGAAGTATCTAGCAATTTGGTAAAAAC